CTGCTCATCTCCGGCAACCCCACGCACACGACCGGACCGCTACACCGGGCCTGCACGACGGACCGCGCGCTCTGGAACATCATCACGATCACCGGCGACCCGGACGACCCGGACCGCTCGCCGCGCATCTCCCTGCAGTGGGCGCGCGAGGAGATTGCCAAATACGGGCGGGATAACCCCTGGGTCATGGTCAATGTGCTGGGAGAGTTCCCGCCGGCGAGCATCAACGCGCTGCTCGGCGTCGAGGAGGTCGAGCGCGCGATGCGCCGGCACTACGACCCCAGCGAATACCGCCACGCGCAGAAGCGGCTCGGCGTCGATGCCGCCAGGTTCGGGGATGATCGCTGGGTCATCTTCCCGCGCCAGGGCCTCGCCGCGTTCAAGCCGGTCGTCATGCGGCAGCCGCGAACGACCGCGGTCGCGACCCGGATCGCGAAGGCCTATCGGGATTGGCGGATGACCCCGGACAACGGTCTCATCTTCTTCGACGAGTCCGGCCATTGGGGACATGGGACCTTCGACATCCTCATCACCGCGAGCCTGCCGGTCATCGCGGTCCTGGGCGAAGACAAGGCGCCGACCAAGCACTACAACAATCTGCGGACCTACTGCTGGCTGACGATGGCCGATTGGGTCCGCCGCGGCGGGGCGCTGCCGCCGATCCCGGAGCTGGTCCCGGAGCTGACGGAGCCGACGTTCACCTTCCTGGGCGGCGCGTTCGTGCTCGAGCCGAAGGACAAGATCAAGGAGCGCCTGGGCTACTCGCCGGACCTGGGGGACGGCCTGGCGCTGACGTTCGCGTTCGAGGACATGCCGATCGACGAACTGCGGCAGCTCCGCGGCCGGCAGCAGGTCGAGCATGAGTTCGACCCGTTCGCGAAGGAGCGCCTCGCCGACCTCGAGGCGGAGGGCGCGCATCTCGTAGACTTCAACCCGTTCGACTACAGGAGGGACTGATGGCCGATTGTGATGATCCCGGCAACGCCTCATCGGAGGAACTAGCGAAGGTCGCGGTCTCCCTCGAGCGGACGTTCCTCGAGAGCGGCGATCGCATGTTGCGCTGGTTCCGCTATGACGACCTGACGCCGGACCTGCAGGACGTCGCGAGCTGCTTCGCGTCGGTCGCCATCTACTGCGTGACGAAGCTGCCGGCAACGGCGGAGCGGACGGTCGCGCTGCGGAAGCTCCTCGAGGCGAAGACCGCCGCGCTTCGCGCGAGGACGGAGTAATGGCGAAGACGCTGCCGCGTCCGACCAGGCGCGAAGGGGACGTCGCCGAACCCTCGCGCAAGGCGGCGCACCGTCGCACGACGCGCGATGTCAGCGAGCGGCCGAAGACCCACGGCGCCATCCCCGGCGGGCCTGGCGCCAGCGTTCCCCCACGTCGAGGACCTCACCGATGAACGAGCGCCACAACGGATCGGATCTGACGGTCGCCGCGGTCGGACCGGCCGGCCAGCGGAACTACATCATCCGTGAGGCGACGCTGCTCGACGCGCCGGCGCTGGACACGATGGGCCGGCACTTCATCGAGCAGACCGACTACGGCAACGTCCTCCGCTACAGCGCGGACAGCATGAAGACCCTCATCAAAACCATCCTCGAGCACGGGACGGTCTTCATCGCAGAGGAGCGGCTGCAGTTGGACGGCCTGGCGCCGGCGATGACCGCGGTCGGCATGTTGGCGCTCTGCGTCTTCAACCATCCGATCGCCGGCGAACCCTACGCGGACGAGGTCTGCTGGTGGGTCGAGCCGCTCCATCGGCGAGGCCTGGGACCGGCTCTATTGGGGGCGGCGGAACTGTGGGCGCGACAGAAAGGGGTAGGTATGCTTAAAATGGTCGCGCCCGCCGGTTCGGCGGTCGGTCGCTACTACGAGCGGCAGGGGTTCCTGGCACTCGAGACCGCATACGTGAAGAGACTGACCTGATGGCTGCATTCAACGCGCTCGGCCTCGGTCTCCTGCTCGGCGGCGCCGCGAACACGGGCGCCGGCGGCGCGATCGGCGCGGTCGGTCGCAAGCGCAAATCCCCCAACATCACCGCGCCAGGTCCGCAAGGGACCGGGCCGATTGCAACCCCGACCTCGCCCGATGCACCAGCTACGGCGCCTGATGTCATGACCGCCATGCAAGGGATGGTGAGACGTCGCAAGCGACCCGCAGCCGGCAGCTCGGGCACCGTCGCCGGTTCGACCATGCAGCCTCAGGTCGAGCCGCGCACGCTGCTCGGCTACTGATGGGGGCGCTGAGTCTCGCCTTCCGTCGCGGCCCGATCGGGAAGCGCGAACGCTACGCGCAGCTCCGCTCGAGTCTCTGGTCCGACCGTTCGAGCTTCGATGCACACTGGCGGGAGATCGCCGACTTCATCCTTCCCACCCGGACCCGGTTCACGGCTTCACAGCGCAACCAGGGCGGGAAGCGCAACCAGAACATCATCGACTCGACCGGGCGGTTCGCGCTGCGAACGCTTGCCTCCGGCCTCCATGCGGGGCTGACGTCGCCGGCGCGGCCCTGGTTCAAGCTGACAACCCCGGACCCGTCCCTGGCGGAGTTCAAACCCGTCAAGGACTGGCTGCACATCGCGACGGAGCGGATGCAGACGGTCATCGGCTCGAGCAATGTCTACCAGGCCTTCTCGAAGGTCTACTCGGACATGGGCGGGTTCGGGACCGCCGCGATGTCGATCCTCCCGGACCGGCGCGACCTGTTCCGCGCCCGGCATTACCCGCTGGGGAGCTACGCGATCGGGACCGACAGCCGCGGCATGGCGAACATCTTCGTCCGCGATTACGAGATGACCGTCCTGCAGCTCGTCGAGGAGTTCGGCGTCCAGGACGGCTACAACGATATTGACTGGACGCGCTTGTCGCGGACGGTTCACGACCTGTGGGACCGCGGCAGCTACACGGCGACCGTCGAGGTCTGCTGGATCGTGCAGCCGAACATCGACTACAACCCGGACCGCCTCGAGTCGAAGTATCTGCCGTTCTCGAGCTGCCACTTCGAGAAGGGCGAGGAGCGGGCCTACGACGTCTTCCTGCGGGAGAGCGGGTTCTACAACTTCCCTGTCCTGGTCCCGCGCTGGGAGGTCAGCGACGACGGCGTCTACGGCGAGGACTGTCCAGGGATGACGGCGCTCGGCGACATCAAGCAACTGCAGGGGATGGCGCGCGAGAAGGCGAAGGCGATCAAGAAGATGGTAGACCCGCCGATGGTCGGCTCGCCGGAGCTGCGGACGCAGAAGACCTCGACGATCGCCGGCGACATCACCTACGTCCGCGACACGCAACACGGGTTCAAGGCGGCGCACGAAATCGGGCTGAACCTCGAGCATCTCCTCTACGACATCCGCGACGTCCGGCAGATGATTCGCCAGGCGTTCTACGCCGACCTCTTCCTGATGATGGCGACCTCCGACCAGATGAACGACAGCGGGCAGCCGATCACCGCGCGCGAGGTCGCCGAGAGGCACGAAGAGAAGCTCCTGGCGCTGGGTCCGATGCTCGAGACCACCGAAGACGAGATGCTCGACCCCTTCATCGACAACACCTTCGATCGGATGGAGCGCGCCGGCATGTTTCCCGACCCGCCGCCGGAGCTGGAAGGCGTCGTCCTCGACGTCAAATACACGTCGATCATGGCGGAGGCACAGAAGATGGTCAGCGTCACGGGCCTGGATCGGTTCGTCGCCTCCGTCTTCCCGATCGTCCAGGCGGACCCCAGCCTCCGACACAAGATCGACGGCTACCAGATCATCGACAACTACCAGGACGCGCTCGGCGCCGACCCGCGCATCATCCGCGCGACCGACGAGGCGAAGCAGCTCGCGGAGCAGGAGGCGCAAGCGGCGAGGGGCATGCAGGATGCCGCGGCAGCCGCGCAGCTCGCGAGCGCCGCGAAGGACGCCTCGCAGGCGAAGATGGGGACCGACTCCGCGCTCGATCGCATGGTCAGCGGCGCCGCGGGGATGGCGCAGTAGATGGCGGGCCAGGGCCGCAGCGGACCGCCGTCTCGCCATCCGACGACCGGCCGGCGCGAGCGTCCGGCCTGGCAGCGCAACGCGGCGAACCCGCGTCAACGCGATTGGGCGGAGCGCCGGGAGCGCGAGCGGGAGGAGGGATTCATCAGCTCCCTTCGCGCCGTCATGATGACCCCGGAGGGCCGGCGCACCTTCGGCGAGCTGCTCGACCGCGCCGGCCTGTGGCGGACGTCCTACGACGCCAGCGGCAGCGCGACCTACTTCAACGAAGGGAAACGGAATTTCGGTCTCGAGATACGCGACTACCTCGAGACCGCGAGCGAGGACCTCTACCTCGAGATGGAGCGCGAGATGCGCGCCGTCCGGCGGAGCCTCGAGCGGGAAGCGGCAGCCGTCCAGCAGCAATCAACGCCTGCGGACGAAACGGAGGGTGAACGATGACCTTGGAAAACACCGGCGCGACCTCGACCACCGCGACCGACGCCGGCAAGACCGGCGACGCCGGCAAGACCGGCAGCGAGCAACAGCAGCAAGCGGCCGGCACGCACACCACCGGCGCAGAGGGCGAGAAGGGCAAGGCTGCAGAGGGTCAACAGGGCACGCAGGGATCAGAAACGCAGCGTCAGCCCGCCGGCGACGGCGGCAAGAAGGCGCCCGCAAAGTATGAACTGACGGTTCCCGATGACGCGAAGCGGTTCGTCGGCACGGCCACGCTCGAGACGATCGAGAAGATCGCTCGGGAGAACGACTGGACGAACGCAGAGGCGCAGGCGGACCTCGACGAGCGCATCCGGCTGCACGTCGAG